ACTATGCCTAAAAACAACTACGGAATGACGGATTACATGTCCTTCATCCACACATCACGCTATGCTCGTTGGTTGGATAAAGAGAACCGCCGTGAGAACTGGGGTGAGACTGTCTCTCGCTACATGACCAATGTTGTTGTCCCTAAAACCCGTGACGAAGTTATCCTTGATGAAATCGAAGAGGCCATTCTGGGTCTTGAGATCATGCCTTCGATGCGGGCTGTAATGACCGCTGGCCCTGCCTTGGAGCGTGACAACACCGCAGGCTACAACTGTTCCTACATGCCTGTGGATGATCCTAAGTCCTTTGATGAAGCTATGTTCATCCTTCTGTGTGGTACTGGTGTTGGCTTCTCTGTGGAGCGTCAATACATCAGCAAGCTGCCAGAGGTTCCTGAACAACTGTTTGCTTCTGAGGATGTGATCGTTGTCCACGATAGCAAAGAGGGTTGGGCTAAGTCTCTGCGTAAGCTGATTGCTATGCTTTATGCAGGTGAAATCCCTAAGTGGGATGTGTCTAAGGTTCGTCCTGCTGGTGCTAAACTCAAGACCTTTGGTGGTCGTGCATCTGGTCCTGCCCCTCTGGTAGAATTGTTCCAGTACACGATTGAGAAGTTCAAGGGTGCTGCTGGTCGTAAGCTGTCTTCGATTGAGTGCCACGACATCATGTGTAAGATTGGTGAAGTTGTTGTGGTTGGCGGTGTTCGTCGTTCTGCAATGATCTCTCTGTCGAACCTGTCTGATGATCGTATGCGTCATGCTAAGTCAGGTATGTGGTGGGAAGGTAATGCTCAACGCGCCTTGTCTAACAACTCTGTGGCATACACTGAGAAGCCAGACATGGAAACCTTCATGCGTGAATGGCTCTCTCTGGTGGAAAGCAAGTCTGGTGAGCGGGGTATCTTCTCTCGTCAGGCATCCAAGAAGCAGGCTGCAAAGAATGGACGACGAAATGATTCTTGGGACTTTGGAACTAACCCATGCTCTGAAATCATCCTTAGACCCTATCAGTTTTGCAACCTTACAGAAGTGGTGGTACGAGCGACAGACACCCTCGAAGACCTCGAACGGAAAGTCCGTCTTGCCACTATTCTGGGTACTATCCAAAGCACATACACACACTTTCCATATCTGCGAAAAATCTGGCAGCGGAATACTGAGGAAGAAAGACTGCTAGGTGTGTCGTTGACAGGTATCATGGACCACAAAGCCCTTAGTGGGGCTATCGACAAGTGTGCTGGTCTGGCTTGGGGGTTTTCTGGTGATGAAGAGTACACTCTGGCGAAAACCTTGGAGCATCTCAAGAATGTCGCTGTTACTACTAACGCTGAGTGGGCTGAACGCCTTGGTATCCCTGCTAGTGCTGCTATTACATGCGTCAAACCGTCAGGCACTGTTTCCCAGTTGGTTGATAGTGCCAGTGGTATTCATGCTCGTCACAGCGCCTATTATATTCGGACTGTCCGTGGCGATAACAAAGACCCTCTGACGCAGTTCATGAAGGATCAGGGTATTCCGAGTGAGCCTTGTGTGATTAAGCCTGAGACTACCACTGTCTTTAGCTTCCCACAGAAGTCTCCCGAAGGTGCTATTACCCGTAACGACATGACTGCGATTGAACAGTTGGAGTTGTGGTTGGTCTATCAGCGTCACTGGTGCGAACATAAGCCTTCTGTCACGGTGACTGTTCGTGACAATGAGTGGATGGAAGTTGGTGCTTGGGTCTACAAATACTTTGACGAAGTATCTGGTGTGTCTTTCTTGCCACACTCTGACCACAGCTACCAACAGGCACCCTATCAGGAAGTTAATCAACGGGAGTATGAATTGATGCTTTCTATCATGCCCTCAAAGATTGACTGGGCTAAACTGAGTGACTATGAGACTGAGGATACTTCCAAAGGTTCACAGACTTTTGCTTGTGTTGGAAACTGTGAAATCGTGGACCTGACCTGATGTTGTTTGATCTTGTACAGATTGCAATCCTGTTCTTTCTGACCTATTTAACCTATAGGCAGGGAGATAGGATTGACGATCTAGAAACGATGGTGGGTTACATCCTTGGGAACCTTGCTGCAAACGAAACTGAAAAAGGAGAAAGTGATGACTAAAGGTGAATACAAGGTTGGTATCAGCTTCAACCCCTCCGCAAACGACACTGTAACCCACATCAAAGAAGCAGCGGCGGCATTGATCGACTTGATTGAGACGATACCGTTGCCTGCGTGGTTCGCTGACAGCGACGACATCATTGCACTTCACCGTCTTGAAGTTCACCGTCTCAAGAATCTGGCTCAGACAACCGTTGAAGAATCCGCAATGTGGGCTGTCAAAGCTGCAACTAAAGGCTCTCCACAATAATGTTCAATCTTGTAGAATGGTTGAAGAACAATGCTTGAAAAGCCCAAAGGTAAGCGACAGTCCCGTTACAAAGGTGCTGAACAAGAAGGTACAATGCGTACCATCTCTATCAAGCCACTCAACGACAATCAAGACACCTATCTGAAACGTCTAAAGGATTCAGATCAGATTATTGTTTGTGGTTTCTCAGGGACTGGTAAGACGTTCATTGCAGCTACCTATGCAGCGAACATGTATGCCAACCATGAGATCGACAAGATTATCTTGACACGTCCTAATGTGTCTGTTGGTAAAGAGTTAGGTTACTTCCCCGGCACACTAGAGGAGAAGTTTGCACCTTGGGCCGCGCCTGTCCTTGATGTTCTGAACGAGCAACTAGGGAAAGGTACTGTAGAGACTGGTATCAAGAATGGCAATATTGAAATGGCACCTCTATCTACTATGCGGGGGCGGTCATTCAAGAACGCTTTTATCATCCTAGATGAAGCACAGAACACTTCTGTTGCAGAGATCAAGATGTTCTTGACACGGATTGGTAAGGACTGTAAGGTTGTAATCAATGGTGATGTAAAGCAGTCAGACATTCATGGTCAGTCTGGTTTGTCTAAGATTATCCACCTTGCTAAAAAACATAACTTACCTGTACCAGTTATTGAGTTTGGAGTGGATGACATTGTTCGCAGTGACATCTGTAAGGAGTGGATCATTGCTTTTGAAGGAGAGGGTGACTAATGTCAATCTTAGAATACTGGACCCCAGAAAGTCCTAAAACTTGTGAGGGCTACCCAATTAACATCCAGCAGTCTGGGGTTCCAACCTCGACGCCGACACCTATGGAAGTCGTGAATGACTACCAGAAGATGAAATGGGAGAAGATGGAAAAAGACGCAGTAAACAGCCCAGACCACTACAACAATGGTGGCATTGAGTGCATTGACTATCTCAAGGACAATATGTCGTGGGAAGGCTTTACAGGCTATCTGGAGGGCAACACCAAGAAGTACCTCCATCGCTGGCGCTACAAGTCAAAGCCTGTAGAAGACTTGAAGAAGGCTCGGTGGTATCTAGATCGTCTAATCACAGAACTGGAAGGAGAATGATAACACTCTTCTTCCTAGTCTGTAATACACTGTCTGGTGAGTGCTATGCCACCACTTCACAGGCGATCTACAAGACAGAACAACAGTGTCAACAGGATGCCTTGAGGATCATTGAGAGTGTGAAGGAAGGTCAGAAGGAAGGGCTGTATCCACCAGAGAAGGCAATCTATGTCTGCTACAATTGGGGTGATCCTGCATGATAGGTTCACTTCTTTTTGTAGCCCTTGTCCTAGTTGTTCTCTGGTACTCTAGCGAAGCCGATTAGAAATGAAAAAACCCCCGTTCAGGATTGATTTCCTGAGCGGGGGTTCTTTTATGGAATAAGGTAATTTTTGTAGTTAAGAGTGCTGATCGGGGTCGCGCTTATACAATTCAATAACGTCCCGCTTTACCTCTTTAAGATCAGATTTGATCTCATTCATTATCTCACGATCCTCTTGACGACGAATATCACGAGAACGTATCTCAGCCTGCATCAAAGCAATCTGTTTCTCGTTAGTCAAGACACGACGGATCAACCAACTAATACCTGAGAAGATTGCTGCAATAGCACCCCCTATGACGTACTCAAGATAATTCATTTCTTAATAGGCCCCTTATCCACCTAGCGATTTCATTTGGAGAGGGTAGTAACCACCCAAGGATTAGAAGGATCAGCATCCATAGCGGGGTTTGTTGGATATTCACTTCTTTAATATTTTCTGCTACTACAGGACTAGTCTGTTGGATAATGTCCCGACCAGCCTCTGTCTTTTGTTGTACAGCTACAGCCTGTTGTGTGTTCTCTTTACCAGCTTGGGTGTTAGCTGCGATGTTAGGTCCACCGCCCGTTAGGAGGCTCAAGGGACCACCACAAGCAGATAGGGCTAGGAGGGCCACCAAGAGTAAGACTCGCATGTCACAGCCCCTTCTTACAGAGCATAACCTTGCTATCAAGTCTGCGGTTCTGTAGGCCCTTCACAGTCCTACCACCAGCCTTAACCCATTTACCTAGTTCATCACAGGCTTCTTTGAACTTACCTTGATTAGCTAGACGCATCATTGTTGATTTGCAGACAGCCCCAGTACCAGCGTTGTAGGCTAGTTCTAGCATAGAGGCTTGTACACCCACAGGGATGTTAGGGTTAGTCATGCAAGGCTCTAGATTGGCATAGAACTCAGCTACGCCAACCTGTAGCATGGCAAGACACTGTTCTTTAGTGTAGGTGTCACTCATCTTAACACCACGAGTTTCCCCGTAGCAGACAGTAGGGATACCCACAATATCTCTGTAGGCTTTTGTCTCTAGACCTTCCCACTTAGCAATGAAAGGTGTAGCAGTGATAATTACAACCGCTGCAACAGCACCAGTGACTTTCTTTCTAAGAGACATTGTGGTAATCCTTCACGCAGCGTAGCGAGTACGTTTTGATTATTCAGCAGGGTAGGGGTAACGGTCACGGATTTCCTGACGTTTAGCAAGCCACTCTTCTTCCGTAGCTTCACTAGCCTGCCACTTGAAGAACAGAGGGTCAGCTTCGGAAGTGTAAGCCGATTGGCGAAAGAAACCTTGCTCACCTTTTGATGGGGGAACAACAGGAGGGGCTACATAGGGTGCAGAACCCATAGCCAAAGCAGTCTTAAAAATATCTCTGCCATGTTGTTCGACATCATTAGGGTCAGCCGTAAAAGGTATCCAACCATAATCAGGGTGATGAATCTCACAGTCAATACGGCCATCCGCAGTAAAGATTGGTTTACGAATATCCATATTAAGAAATCCTTAGAAAAATGGTCGTGGCGTAACGATCTGTAACATTATTGGCCGTCCCCATAGCTCGCCATGTTCCAGAAGGTGTTGCGCCATTTATACTTGCGGCAGTATTGTCAGAGAAAGTATTCCCAGACAGCGTACCTGAGTATCGAAGATTACTTCCGGCATAACTAGTGCCAGCAACAAAAGTCGTAACCGCCGAGACCCGGCCAAGCCAAGCATAAGTCCCCACGGAACCCAGAGACAAACCCGCCGTAGCTGTGCCAACCTGAAAGCTAATCGCCTGTTCCGTCCTCAAGGGCGTCATCAGGGTAGTGTTGTCAGCACCAGCTTCTGCCTGAGCCTGAGACGACAAAGCCCGTTCACCAGAAGGTGTAAACGTCCCAAGGCTTTCATCGAACACTCCCATAGAAATCCAAGCACTGTTGGCTTCATTCCTTTTCCATAGAGTGTTTGTATCAGTCTCATACCAGATCATATCTGCATAGGTAACGCTAGGGGAAGTAGCGTTTGAGTTCTGCGATACGATTGCCAGCAAAGCGTTGTTTAGATCAGCCCTAAAGTTAGGTGCTGTTTGGTTATCAATGACATAATCATGTGTTGCCATGTCGGGTTCCTTTAGTTGTGTTGCACAAGGGCATCAAGGCTTACGATACTTGGGGTGATGTCTACAGATTGGCTAGAAAGTTCAACCTTGTACTTAGCAGCCCTTGCATAGAAGTCCCCAACTTTAAGTTCTTGCCAAGCCGACCAAGTAGGTGTCCCAGCCGGGTTATCTTGTGTTGTGGCAATGTAAGTGACCACGTTAGTATCATCAAGTTGAGCGCCGCCAGTGAAGTCATCAAACAACCCCGGTAGGGTGTCAAACAAGCCGGGAAGGTTATCCCACAAACCAGCAGACCTGTCCACACGAGCAACGTCTACATCAACCCTAGACCTGAACCTACGGACTGAACCAGTATCAATGTAGCCACTAAACTCATAGGTAGCAGTGAAAGGTGCAGCCCCAGACACTGTTGTGATCTCCAACCTACTACCAACAACAGAACAACCAGTCTTAGTTCCGGGGAAGGTTGGGTCTTCCGTATCGGTTAATGTTGTGGTAAACGCTTCAAGTGCAGCAGCAGGCACTACCACAGAAGTAAAGTTCTCAGAGATGTTTCCAGTCTTATCGTAGGCTCTAATCATATAGGTTCCCGGTTTAGCAGGAACAGCCACAGAAGCACCGGGACGAGGGACTTTCTCTACATAGGTAACTGCACCAGCCCAGTCAGCACTACTTTCATCAACAGAATGACGAATACGGTAGAAGGACAAGTCAAGATCAGGGACAGGGGTCCAATTAAGGTTTACTGTAGACCCATTCAGTTGTGCAGAGAGACTTGTTACATCAGCAGGTGGGAAAGCTAGACCTGCTACAACAAAGTTTGTATAAGTCTGCCACTCACCTTTAACACCAAGAAAGCTGTAGGCCCTAGCCCGAATATCGTAGAAGTCATCAAACACGTCTAGGATTTCAAAACGACCCAGATCACCTACACCAACCACAGAAAATCCAGTATCAGATGACCTCTTAAACTGGACTTCCACACGTTCAACAGCAAAGGGTGTACCAGAGGTTACATCAACATAGATGGAGTTTGTAATATGTTCGTTGATAATCCTGACTTCACTGCTTAAAGTAACACCAATATCAGGGACTTCAAAAGGACTAGGCAGGTTAGTATTGTTCTGTTCAAAGATAGCAGCAGCTTCATCAGTAAACACAGCAGAACTGATTTCCCGAAGAGTCATCTCAACTTGTAGATCAAGGCCCTCAGTCAAACCAAAGTTCCAACTGGTCACTTCAAAAGGCTTACTGACCCAACCAAACCTTGTGTTGTTAACGTAAACAAAGTCACCCACTTCAACCTGAAAGGCTTTAAGGCCAAAGGAAGCAGAGAAAGTAAGCTGTTCACGATTACGACGAAGGGCAATGTTAGCAATACGCTGTGCAGTCTTAGAGGAACTTGTAAAAGGCAAGGTGTAATCAAGAGTGTTGACAACCCCATTGTCTGTAGATACAAAGACAGGATCAGACACAATTGGGTAATCGGCTTCTTGCCAATCACTCTCTGTACCCTTAAACTTACCCTTGACAGTGTTGAAGTTGTTCCTACGAGAGTGACGGGTAGAAAGGCTGATACCACTACGAAGGTCATTCTCATCAAGGGTGACAGTTGGTGCGGTATAGGTTGCAGCTTTCATGCGCCACTTACCTTGAGAGTACCAGAAGAGGCCACCCATAGAAGTTAGCATATCTGAAAGGATTTGATTAGGCTCAAAGCTAGTTACGAAGTTGCCATTGCAAGTATAACGCTTTTGGCTATCAACAGTCTGGTCACAGATATTGGCAGCAGTAATGACTAAGTTGTCTTCAATCTTGTCATCAGTCTGAGCAAGTCCATAGTCAGAAGTGATGTAATCTCTCAAGCAAAGTGCAGGGTTATCTGACCAAGCAGTAGTCCCTGTACGGGGGTCAAAGACTTTCTTACCACGAATTACAGCAGAGACAGATGGGATACCATTAGGGAAGGCATCTGTATTATACTCAAAACGAACATAAAGATAAGCGATACCTTGAAGTCTGTGAGCAGATGTCCACCTACCGTTGCTACTATCAAGAGAGGCTGTGTCACTAATCAGGCTTGGGTCAGCAGTTTGTGTAGTTGTTCCGAAGTAACGCTTGATACGGATATAGCCATTATAACGAGAGGGTGAGGTTACATTACCACTCCCATCAATTGACACTACCTCATCGTTCAGATAGATTTGCTGGTAGCTGTCAATCTCATGACCTGCGAAGGCTAAGACACGGTGGAGGTATTTATTCTTTTCACCAGAAGAGGCATCATAGACACGGACGCCACCTACACGGGCTTGACCATAGATGATCTGATGATCTAGGGCTGCACCACTCTCACCAGAGATACTGTAACCACGAGCAGAACCCATACTGGGTTTAGGGGTCAGAGCATTAAGGGCAGCACCCATTGCTGTGGAAATAAGGAAGTGTCCGAAAGCCCCTGTAAGGCCAATAGCAGCAATGCTCATAAAGGCACCACCAGCTAAAGCCGCCGCCCCTGTAGAAACAGCAGCCATAACAGCAGAAACAGCCATGTCAATCCCCCAACAGTTTAGAGTAAATGTTTTCGGTATGCTTATACCCTAACCATTCCAACAGGGAGTCGAAAGGTTTATGTCTTTTAGTGTTGACAATCATAACAGAGACGCCATCTTCTTTGAGGCACTTCTCTGCAAACTTCATCAACTTTGGCCCCGTAAGACCTTTACGATAGTCTTTGTTCAGAAACAAAACATCATTGAAAGCAAACATATGGTCAATGTAATGAAGGTGTGGCCTGCAGATAACCACAAAGTAACCAATGAGGTTTTCATCAGACCTTGCTGTAAAAATCTTTAACATACCCAACTCTTCTAGTTGGTAGTAGGCAGGCCAATCAGGATTCAGTTTAATCACCTCTTTGTTTAGGGCAATCTCTTCCCAATGCTGAACAAGTAGTTCTTTAGCTTCTTTTTCAAAAGTCACTACAGACTCTTGTTGGTAAGTAATAGGCATGTCGGGTGCCCTTCATGATGTGATTATCGTTGAGAGTTTATAACCTGAGCAACAGGATTACTCTTGACTTTCTCCGCAGTTTTACCCCAGAAGATTTCTTTATCTTGGAGAGAAGCTACAAACTCAAGGCCCTTATCCGCAGGGTATCTCGATTTCTGATCTTCATTGGTAAAGCGTCTAACAACAGGGCGCTCAAGTTTGATAAGAACATTCTCAGCAGTAACTGAAACCATTGCTGTAGAGGCTTGTTCTGAGATATTCATCTGGTCGAGTTCACCAGAGAAGATTTCAGCAAAGAAGTTACTCTCACCTTCAACCTCAAAATTGAAGAGGTTTTCTGTGGTAACAACTTGATCCGATTCAGTTGTAATCTCTCTACCTGACAACCACAAACCAAAGTAAATCCTGCAAGGTCTTCCCTGATAAGGTTCAGTAAGGGCTAGTGCTAAGAAAGATGAAGGGATACCACTCATCGTGATAGTAGCCCCCTTAGCCTCCATTTCTGTGGTTTCTTCAATAGAGGAGATGTTGACTAATTGACCAGCACCAAGATAGGTGTTGCCATTAGCAATCAGATCACCATAACCTGTCCAGAGATATAGAGGTCCACTAGCAAAGTCAATCTCAACAGCAAAGAAGGGGTAGACAACTTTTTTAGTAAGTTCGCCAATAAACTCTACTGGTAAATCTCTGGACATGTCGGGGTTCCTTTATTCTATCTCTTACCAAGGTGTCCCAGAAACCACAACAGGGTTCTTCTGAGCATCAATCTGTTTCAACAGGCTTTCCTCTGTGGCATCTTTATCTACACTGCCCCACACCCACACTAGAACATCTTCTTCGGTCAAGTCCTCAAAAGGTACAAACCCCGGTGCTTCTGGGTCAGGGGTGAAGCCTGCGGTGCCATAGGACGAGGCACTGTGGTCCCCATCAACTGCAGAAACAGTCCAGTGGGCAACCGTCACACCACCGTCAGAAACATTGCGGTCAAGCTGGGCAATGGCCCAAGTGATAGTGGCGGTCATTCGGTTTCTCCTTGTGCCAGCGAGGCGGTAAGCATATTGACGAAGGCATCACGGCCCACACGCAGTTGGTCTAGGTTGAACTGA